TCTTTAAATCTTGATCTGACTGATCTAGCGGAAATGCTACGTTCTAAGGGGCGCGGCAAAGATACGGTGCTTGCTCACATTACGCCTAAAGAAGCGGCGTTGTTGAAATCTCGTGGTGGTCGTGGTTCACGCAATCCTGATACAGGGTTGTTAGAATTTGAAAATGAATTTGATTACGGTTCATCGTTTGATTCTTCTGCTACGCCTGTTGATACTGCCCCTGCTGATGCTGGCGGTGGCGCAGTAACCGCAGATAATGGTGTAACGCAAACAGATACAAGCATTACTTCTCCGTTTTCTTATGCTCAACCAGGCGATGCAAACGCACCACAATACTTGCCAGGCAGTGGCGACGAAAGCGTTCAAAGTGCGAATATAGACACTTCACAAACAGGTGAAGGTGGATTTGCTCCTGGCGCACAAGCACCTGCACCCAAAAGTCTTGGTGATTACGCCTCTGGCCTGTACGACAAATTGTTTGGCACAGGCGGAGATACAACCGGCGGCGGTGGATTAAGTAGTCTTATGAAATTGCTTGGCCCAGCCGCTGTGGCTGCGTTAGGTGCTAAGACTGGTTCTGCTGCGGCGCAACAAGGACAGGCTGCGGCTAATCAAGTTGGTGCACTTTCTCCCGCAGTTCAAGCGCGCGCCAATGCTGCGACACAGACAATGACAGGCCAACTTGCTCCTGCTGCAATACAGTTTGGTCAACAGTATGGCGGTCAAGTTGCAGATGTGCAGAATCAATTGCAAGGCGTGGCAGGTAACATTGCAGCGTATGGTGCGCCACTGATTAACATTGGTCAGAATCAAATGACACAAGCGTTAAGCGGTGGGTTAACTCCTGCCGGACAACGTGCGTATGAGGCGCAAAAAGCACAAGCGGAACAGAACGTTGCTTCACGCGGCGGTGTAGGTGCTATGCAAGCAGGTCGTGCAGAGATGGATGCGTTGGCAAACTTGGCGCAACAACAGTTCCAACAAGGTCAGGCAACTTATCAGGCCGGCGCTCAGTATGGCGTACAAGGACAAAGTTTGTTGGCTCAAGCAGCTCAGTTGGGGTTGAATTCAGCACAAGTGCAATTAGCGCAGAACAATCTAGCTAATACGATTCAACAAAATGCAATCAATCTATCGTTGTCGCAAGCCGGTATTTCAGATCAATACTTGATACAGTCGATTCAGATGGGCTTGGCGTCGGATCAACAGACGGCTGCAAACTTGCAAGGTCTGTATTCTAAGATGGCTCAGATTGCGTTCTCGCAGCCAACCACCACTACAACGACCACTCGCGCCACAACATAAGGAAAAGACATGGCTGATCCACAAACTACAGCATCTTCAACGTCTACTGATGATAACGAGTTGTCTGGCTTGTTAAACCAAAGTTTTAACAATCCTTTGATGAAAGATTATGTTGGCGTTAAAGCTAAAGCAGCAATGCTTCAACAAGGTGCGGACGTTAAAAAAGCAGAAATACTTGAGCAAACTCAAAAACCTTTTATTGAACAAGAACTTGCTAAACGTAAAGAATTAGAACCGCAACAAGCCGATATTCGCGCTCAGATGAGCAAGCCGTTTCAAATACCGCAACCTATGATGGCTGACTTTGCGTCGTTAGGCGGTATGCTTGCGGTGACAGCGTCTATGCTTGGTGGCGCAGGTAAGCAGCCAGCTATGCAAGCTATGGCAGCCATGACAGGAATATTAGATGGGTATCAGAAAGGTCGTAAAGATTTAATTAATAATTCTTTTAAAGAGTTTGATGCCAACATGAAGCGGTTGCAATCGTTGCAAAAAGCAATTGACGATGAGCTTGCAAATTATGTTGCTCAGATGAAAGCCGGCAAAGAAGGTGCTGCGTTGTCTGCACAAACATTAATTGCAAGAACAAGCGGTGGATCATACGCTGCTGCAATTATGAATCAAAGCGCAGACAAAACACTTGAGATTGGTATGCAAGCACAACGCTTGGCTGCGCAAAGACAAGACGCTTTATTGCGTATTGATGCAGAGCGTGACAGAGAAGATAGAAAGAATGTTGTTGTCAATCCGCAAACTGGGGATCGCGGCTACGTTAGTTCTAAAGATGGAAAATTCCATAAGCTGGAATTGCCAACAGGATTTGTTTCTGATTTGGGCGGCGCTGAACGACCATTTATGGTTGATAAAGATAATAACCCTGTGTATCCAGATGCGACAGGTCGGTATCCTACAGACAAGCCTTTATACAAGCCTGGTTCTTTAAAAACGAGCAAGTTAGACTCATTCTCTGGCGACGCAAGCATGGCCGTTAAAGAATACACCGGCGCAACATTGCCAGTTAAAGATGCAAAAGATGTTACGCAAATTGCTCGCGCTATGGGTGAAGCAGAGTTGTTGCAAAAAGATGTTCAAAACAACCCAGAATTAATTGGTCGTACTGGTCAAGTTGGTCGTGCTATTAATCGTTACGTTGATTCTTTCAGATCAGGAAAAGAAATTGGAGATGATCCAAATCTATCTCAAGAACAATTAATTTTTGCAAAACGATATGCTGCATACCTTGTTCAATATGAACGTGGAATTGCTGGTGGCGCAAAAGGATTTACCGTTGCGTTGCAACAACGATTCAATAATCTTTTAAATCAAGATCAATTTAATCCAGAAGGGTTTAAAAATCTTATGGATCAACACATTACTGAATTGGCTGGTCAGGGTGTTGCGTTTAGTCCTAAAAACATTAACAGGCAAAAACTTTTAGATTTTGGCCGTGACATTGCATATAGTGCAAATTATGGCGCACCATCAGTTACTGTAACTCAAGGCGGTGTTGCGCCACCAGCAACAACAGCATCTAGCGGCGCAAGCGCAACACCAAAGCCTATGCCGTCAGAGGATAAATTAAGAGCGTACGTTGCGGCACATCCTGAGTTTAATGGCGACATTAACAAAGCAAAAGAATTTTTGCGGTCACAAGGATATCAATAATGGACCCAACTGACATTAGTGATCTTCCCTCTCCTGCAAGCGTTGGTAATGTAGATATCTCAGATTTGCCCTCACCAAAGTCTGTTGCCACTCAGGCTGCGCCTAAAGAAATAAAAGGAAAATCTTTCCCATCATTTGGTGAAACACTTGAAGGCATCGCAGATCGAGCATCTGCCGCTGGGCGTGGTGTTGTCAAAATGGGTGTTGGTGGCCCTGGAGAAATTGAAAAATTTGTTTCTTATACCGTTCCTCAAGCATTAGGTTTGCAACCTAAAGGAACAAAGCACGACATGGGTTTTGGTCGTGAAACAATCTTTCCGACCATGAGTGAAGTTGAGCAAGTGTTGCAGTATGGCGAGAAGGCCGCAGGAAGGCGTCCTGGCGTTGATCCTCGATATAAAGGATATGAAACGGCAGGAGAGTTTTTATTGCCTGGAGCGCAATTAGCTCCAACAGTAACAAAGTTGGCAACAAAAGGCGCATCAAAAATTGGCGAGCTGCTTGGCGTCAAACAACCAGAACTCGGACTAAAACCATCTACACTTAGAGAAATGGGGACTGAGATTGGCACTACGCTAGAATCTAAAGTTAACGCTGAATATGCTGCGCGTCAAGCCGAAGCCGCAGAAAAATACGGCGATGCAATTCAAGCTGCAAGAAAAACTCAAGTTGAAGGAACACCGTTTGCACAGTCGGATCAAGGCCGCGCATTAATTGATTCTCTTGAAAGATCAAAGTTGTACACCCAAGATGGAAAAGCATTTCAAATGGGTGAAGAACAAGTTGCTGGTATTAATCGGTTAATTAATGCAATTAAAGGAACAACAACTGGCGGTGAAGTGGTGCCTGTCGGTAAGGGTGTTGTGTCCTCAACTGTTACCAAGAAATTACCGTCGGTTACGACAGAAAAAGACATTAATGCTTTGATTGAAGAGTTAAGGTTTTTAAGAGAACCTAACGCTAAGGGCAAACCATCAGAAGCGTATGCAGCATTAAGTGACAAATACAAAGGCCAACTTGCAGAAGCCTTGGAAAACGCTTTGTATAGTTGGAATGATAAATATCGTTTAGCAGATGAGGCTTACAAAGCAGCGTCACAAAAATTAAATGTGTTTAAAACTGAATTAATGTCTAGCGCGTTACGCGGAGAAAAATTTGATTTTAAACAAATGGCTGCAGATCCTGAAACGCTTGCTCCACAGTTCTTTAAATCGCAAGATACGGTAAGGCAATTAAAGGCGGCCACTGGCGATCCTGCTGCGGTGGATGAGTTGGCCAAACAATATGCCGCAACTATCTTAGAAAACAAAACACCAAAACAAATTAGTGATTTTGTTAATGATGTGAAAAATGAAGGTTGGTTAACGGAAACCGGATTAAAAGATAAGTTAGCTCAATATGCTAATCAAGCGACTGGCGCAGAAAGCAGACAAAAAATACTCAAGTGGTTAGGTGCTCTTACTGGTGCCGGTGCGGTTGGCGGTGCATTAACTAAAACTGATTTTAATAGACTTTTTAATGTGTTCCCATGAGCAAGAAACAAAAAGGCGTTAACCCAGAACTCGAGTTGGCCATTGCCAAACTCTTGCGTGACGTAATGAATGATCCAAGCGCGTCGCTCACTGACAAGTGCCGCGTCCTAGATCGTTCGATCAACGTAGAGAAGCTCAAGCAAAAGATTTCTGACGACGAGTGGGGATCAGGCTTCGTTGTATCTGATGAAGATGAGGGTTAGAATACGATTTTGTTAACTAGGGGATAACTGATGGATGCAATAGCGGTAGTAAGACTAGCGTTAACGGTGATTAACCAACGATTATTGATTATTTTAGTATTAGGTCTATCGTTTGGACTTGCTTGTTGGGTGATGTATTCACCGAGCTGGGAACGATTGGTAGCTATGGCGTTTTTCTGTATTTACAGTTATCTTTGTATTAACACTAAGGAAAGGATTAATAATGAGCAAGCACAAGCGTCCGAGTGAAATGAGCCAACAGGTTGCTAAGTCGGTGCGGCCTCAATTGCCGCGTGATGGGTCAATGGATGGCTCCAATACTCACAAGAGTGGTGAGTTGCAGCCTGGTGGTTTTACGGCGGTTTGGAACTTTGGGGGCCAAACCAACACTAAGCAATCACCTACGACTAAGCCAGGTAATGCAGGTGGCAAAAGGATTATCTAATGGCTAACAATATCGCATTTCAGGCGATGGGTAAGACGTATAAAGCAAACGTCACGACCTCAAGCCAGACCATTACGATTACGGCTGACAGTCCTGTTAATCAGATTTGTGTGGCTAACCATCAGCCAACTGGCGCAACAGGCTACCCTGTTTATTTTACGGTCAGTTCGTTGGCAAACGTCACGGCTACAGTACCTGCGGCAGGTACACCGTCGTATTGCTTGGTGAGCGTGCCTGGCACAATCAAAGTGTTTACTGTGCCGCAACAAGTTAGCCCAAGCACCAATCTATACATTGCGTTTATTGGTGAAGCTACATCTGAGTGCTACTTTACTCCCGGCGAAGGGTTGTAGACCCTCGGGTGAGCAAAATAATCTAATTAAGGAATTACTATGACCATTAAAGAGAAATTGCAGTCTGAGTTAGATACCGCCCGTGCAGAAGTTGCGCGTCTTGAGCAAAGTCTTGCTAATTTGCCCGCAGAGATTGAAACCCTTGCCGAAGAGGCTTGGGAACGGGTTACGGCGTTTTTTAAAGCGTTGTAATGGTTGATCGGTGGAAGAACAGACGCAGGATGGCGTGGTTATCCATGCTTGCCGGTCTGTTTTTTCCATTGCTTGTGCTCAGTTCCAACTCTGCAACGTTAGGCGCCATTGCAACACCGTTTTATCTGTTTGTAACGGGTGTAGTCGGTGCGTATATTGGTTTTGCAACAGTCGATGACAAGAACTTTAAGGATCAATAATGTTTCCATTGCCTAGTGTTTTATGGATGAAGATTGTTGCGGCTCTTGCGCTATGTGCCGCCATGTACTTCATGGGTTGGAATCACGAACACAAAAAATTTGTAGAGTTCAGGGCGCAAGTTCAGGCCGCTGGTAAAGCGCAAGAGGCTAAGAACGCAGAGATTGTGAAACAACACGAACAGATCACTCAGGGGATTAAAGATGAGTATGAAGCGAAACTTGCTGCTGTTAATAACTACTATTCTGCCAGCGTGCAGCCAAATACCCGTAGCGGTAGTGTGTCCACCGCCGGCGCAAGCACCGACAGAACTCTTGCAACCCCCGAGTACCGACTACTTGCTAGACAATGCGCTGCGACAACACTAGAGCTTGAAGAATTACAGAAGTGGGTGAAAGCTAATGTTAAGTAATTGGCAAAACTCATTTGAGTTGGTCTTAGACTCCGAAGGTGGGTTCTCAACTGATCCTGATGACCGTGGCAACCATATGCCTGATGGCCGCCTAGGCTGTACAAACCTTGGCGTGCCCATGATGACTTGGGAATTGTATGTTGAGCGCCAAGCAACGATTGATGAAATGAAGACGCTTACCCCTACGGATGTCGAGCCTCTGTACAAGCGATTGTTCTGGGACAGGGTTTGGGGTGATAAACAATTTACAGGTGTTGACTACCTTTTGTTCGATTGTGCGGTGAACACTGGGGTGGCTCAGTCCGTGTTGTTCTTGCAACGTGCGGTGGGTGCCCAGCCGGATGGTCAGCTAGGCCCACTGACTTATGCAGCAACGATTACGCACGATCCTAAAGATTTGATTGAACAATTTAGTCAGCAGAAGATAAACTTCTACAAAGGGTTGAACAACCCTAAGTATGAAAAAGGGTGGCTTGCACGAGTTGCTCATGTCAAAGACGCAGCACTCATTATGGTGAGATAAATGGCTAAAAATCCTAATCTTTCTGTTGGCAGGGGTGAGAAGTTACCCGCATCAAGGGGGGCGGGATTAACGGCCAAGGGTCGAGCCAAGACCAATCGTGCAACAGGCAGCAAGCTCAAGGCACCAACAAAAGACCCAAAGAATCCACGCCACAAGTCTTTTTGTGCAAGGTCTAAGTCATGGAAAGGTGAGCGTGGCAAAGCAGCTCGCCGCAGATGGGGGTGTAGAAGATGAAAGACGGTTTGTATGCCAATATCCACCGCAAACGTGCACGGATCAAGAAAGGGTCTGGCGAACGAATGAGAAAGCCTGGTAGTAAAGGTGCGCCTACTGCTAAAGCCTTTAAGAAGAGCAAGCGCACCGCCAAGCGTTAGAGTTTACGCAATCCTAGTTGGTAACCCAATAGGACTAACTTGTTCTGCTCTGAGAAGATTGTTGTGAAATAATCAATGCCAAGTTTAGGGCGGTGTAGCAGCCCTGGCATATCAGCCCACAGATAGTCATCAAATAAGATGACGCCACCGTGTTTAAGCATCCCCCACGCCATGCAAGCGTCTGTCATTACGTCATAGGCGGTGTGGCTGCCATCAACGTAAATGAAATCAAACTTAGACTCTTCTGCAATGAGATGAGCAAGCATTTCGTAGCTTGTACCTTTGTAGGGGATAACGTGTTGACCTGGTAGCTTGACCTCATCAACGTTTGCTTGCCAACGCTCATACATATTGTCTAAAACAATGTTTGTATGCTCCTCAGAGCCTTTAAACGTGTCTACAACAATAATTTGACCGTTAGGCGATAGCATATTCTCGAGCATCCAACACGTTGCCCTACCCTCAAAGCAGCCTATCTCTAAGATGCTATTGCACTCTGGCAATCTATTTTTTATAGCTTTAAAGTTCACCACGTTGTGTGAGAACCAGTCTTGTGTGAAGTTTGTCATGGTGCGGGGATCAACCTTCCTTCAAAGGCGTAAGTGCCAACGTGGGTGAGAACAGCCCAAGGTGCTGCCCAGATTTGACCACCAATCTTGCGATAGATCGCGCAGAAATGATAATCCTCAGACAGTAGGCGGCCTGTTTCCTCTTCAATCGAGGTGGCGAAGTATTCGTGTATCTTGTCACGCGCTTGCATGGTGTTGCCTAGATCGTGCACGTCATTGAAATAATGCGGTACATGAGGCTCTAGCGCTTCGAACACTTCACGTTTAATGAGCAAGTAACCCGTACCTGCGTTCATAATTTCAACAGGCTGATCGACTGGTACGGTGACTTCGGCTGCATAACCTACCAGGTTCACCACAAACGATCCGGTGTGGTGTTTCAGCATATCGTTGGCAATACCGTTATCCATTGCACGTTTGACCGTGTTCCAGTTGATCTCTTTCTTGGGATAGATACCACCGATCACGTTCTTATCGGCCTGAACCATCTTAACAATGTCAGCAGGATTAAAACCAATATCAGAATCAATAAACATAAGGTGCGTGCAGTCTGACTTCAGGAAAGCGTTAGCCAGAGCGTTACGCGCGCGAGTTATGAGAGATTCATTAAACATAAACGTAAACATCGACTCGATGCCAGCCTCCTTGAGTGTTGCAGGAAGGTTTAGCAGCGACTGCGTGTAGAAACCCGCGCACTGGCCACCGTACATAGGGGTGGCGATGAGTATTTTAGGACTAGACATTTGTATAACCTTATTGGTTGATTAAACTTCTTCTATGCGTGGTGTTTCATTGGTGACGATCACTATGCAACCGCCACCGCCCTTCTTTACAAGACCCCTGTGGCAAGTCACAGTTGATACCTGTGCATCATTGTCAAACAGTCCTGCGTCTTGCAACGCATCAAGAATAGGCTTGATAGAGTTGTCAATATCCATCAAGCGTGCATCCCGTGGTCTGATGACAATATCAACTTCCACTCCCGCCCCACCAAAAGATTCTAATTGGTGCAGTGCAACATACTCTTGTACCGCTAGTTTAAAGTCACGACCACGCTTGGATACAAACCTGCGATGGCCACTAGCGATCCAGTAGTTGTTAATGCTTGGCGGGTAGGGTAGATGTAAAACGTGTCGCATCAAAATGGTACCGAATCATCATCATCAAATGATTTGACCTCGCGCGGATAGGTGCCGGCGTGCTCCTCTTTCTTCTTGGCCTCTAGCTTCTCGCGCCACTGTGGGTCGGGCACAAAGGTGTCTTCAGCGATAGCGATGAGTTGACCCACGGCTGATTGCTTAGTCCACCCTGTGAACTTGACAGTGTCACCCACCTTGTAGTCTTTGGTGACTAAGAGCTGACCCTTCCAATCTGGATGCCGCTCTGTAGTCTTCTTAGAATTTTGGAAGATAACACCCTTGCCAGGGGTTGGAATGTGGCTAGTCATACGGTTTCTCCTGCTGTTGCGATCATGCGGTTAAGTACGGTTTTCTGGATTTCAGTCATCTTGTCAATAAAGTCTTGATTGGCACGGGCTAAAGCCTTACATTTCTCAAACCTCTCCCCCGCATCAAGTTTTTTCGATTTCCCGATTCTGTCGCACAAATTACCGAATTCACGAATAAAGTCTTCATTATCGTAAACGTATTGGTGCGGTTTATCGGTGCCTGGCACATAGAGCGGTAATTCAGGCGCGGCAACATCACCATAATCGGCTTCAGGAGCGTCTAAAACGTCGCCTAAGACGACTTCGCCATCATTGGTGATAGTTGGTATAGGTTCAGGCTTAATGCGTCCCATATCCTTTGTTTTCACGGGTTCAAAGTCTTGGACTTCTTCAGGACTGTAGAATCCGGTAACAGAGCCTGGGTAAACTGATCGAATGCCTTCGCTAATGCAGCGTGATCGGAGCATAGCTCGTGGAAATTTTTGCCACCCACTGCCTGGTTTAACAAGTCCAATACTTCGGGCCTGGTCAATAGTCCAAGTGACCAAAAGAGATCCACCATTCGGATGGCTAAAAGTCCCTGTGACACGTTCATCTGTATATACCTCCCAGTTAACTTTACCGCCAGCGGCCTGAAATCTAGCCATCATTGCATCGGCTTTAAGTGCAGGACGGCCTTGAATAACGTGATAATCACGGGCTGCGGTAGCAAAGGCGTGTCCTTCAGCCTGTGCGACCATGCCAAGTGCTAACACCTGATTGATGTCGGTTAAACCGAATAATCGAGAATCAGCGATAGCTTTAGCCATCTGTTGCATATCTGCAAACGGTACGATGTTGCTCATATTTACTCCCCTGATTCTTGTAAAGCAATACTCAACAAAACACGACAATCTTTTTTAAACAAAATACATAAATCTTTCGTGTCTTTATGTACATCGTTCGCACTTTTAACTTCGTCTAACGCAATCATCATGTCCTTAATTTTTGCAATCAAAGGCACTATTCGCTGACGTTCAAACGCTTGACCGTCTTCGCAACCTCGTTCATAAGACTCTTGCACCTTATTGTTTAATTCATTTAATGCTGTGTATTGTTCAACATCATTCATTTTTATCCCCTTATTTAATTAAGAAACGGCGTGAGCCTGGTGATTCAATGACAAACTGCTTGTAAATATCTGGCATAGCGGCCTTGAACAACTCTGCTGAAAACCGTGCACTAGACTTAGATGACTTCCAACTCACTAACGTCGAGCCATCAATACTTCTGATTTCTTCGTTATCAGTCATATAGTTTCTGATCTGTACTTCCCAACCTTCGTAAACGGTCTCTAACTCCTTTATTTTGGATTTGAGTACCTTTAGTTGTTCGATAGCGTGTTCAACGTCCTGAGTGGCTGTAATCACGCCAGCGGTGCTTAC